TGCCTCTACCGTATCGGGTACGGTAACACTAACGCTTGACGGTAGTATAACTGTCGGTACAGGAGTTTTGACAGGTGGAAATACACTGACGGTAGCTAACGGCACAATAGGGAAATTCATATTCTATTTTATCTCTACTACTGCTGCATATTGTTATCGAATATTTTAATGGGATGACCCCACAGGTTTAGCCGGATAATACCCGGCTTTTATAGTTTTAGATTCAGTATGTTATTTTTAGAGAAAAGCACAGGAAAAGTTATCTGTTCGCCAGAGGGCATGACACGCCCGGAAGTCCAAAAGGTCTATTCGGCGGATAAGAGTAAGACAAAAGATCAGTTCAATGCCATCATAACAGGTATCTATTGGATATATCGACCCCGTGGGCTGTATTGGGGGAAGTCGCTGACGGAAAGAATAAAAATAGTCAATGAAGATTATCTTACTACCCCGTGGGAACAACTAATAAAGATAGCAGGGGTAAAACAACTGGTAGACTGTTATGTAGACTTGACTTCGACAATAAACGACAGGGCTATTGATAACCTTGTTAATGATTTTGAAGCCCTAATGAACGCTTTAAATGACGTTCCTACTCACGTTGACATAGAAATACCCGCAGACGTAGAAGTGCTCTGTGATGACGGGGAAATACACAAGACAAAGAAATCTGCACACCTATCCATACCTACCTTTGAAAAGAAATCAGAACTATGGGAACTTTATCAGAAATTCTCAAAGATATTAAAGTCCATACAAGCAGAATTGAAACTTGAAGCAGAAGAGAGGGCTAAGTCGGGTGCAGAAGTATATCCTTATGACGGTGAAGATAAAAAAATAACTCCCTGATGATCTTTGTCAATACAGAAAAAACTCAACCCGTAGTGCGTGGTAAGGACGTGCCCTCCGAGAGAGATATGTTCTGGCAGAGTTCTAAAGACATACCATATAATCGTAAATCAGACTTTGAGAAGTTTGTTAAGAAGTTTGTTGTTGATAAACCTTATTGGGATCGTCAGCGAAGCCGTTGTATAAATGGCTTTATAGTTCCCAGTGCAGTAGATTTTTCTGTTAAGGGTGATACATTCGTTGACGGGGAGACGATGGTTGTCAACCCCGACGGATCACGCTATATCCCGCACCTTGATTTTACTATCCCCGCTTCTGGTGATCTCTGGATTCCCGGACGTATGTATATGTACTTGAACTTTTGGAAGATGCCAGTTGAGGATAAGGGTGCTCATTCCAAGGGGTTCGATTATCCTTGGTTTACTGACCTGAGTTGGGAGAATTGGATGTTACGGGAACGTGCCCGTAAGGAAGAACTTGATTTGTTCTTCGGGAAAACCCGGCAGCGTGGATTATCGGCAGAAGAAGCCTGTGACTCGGCATGGATATGGTTTATGATGAACAATGTCGATATAGCTATTGCTTCCGGCATATCAGTCTATAATACCAACACCTTCAACATGGTAAAAAAGGGTGTTAAGGAACTCTGTAATACCGCTTTCTTCCGAACCATAGAATACGATAACGCAGATGTGTTCTCCTCTAAGTACGCAGGTATAAGTATCTATAACCGTACCGCCAACGGTAACGCTGAAATCCTCAACGGGTTAAACCAACTTTATAAGGCACACCTTGAGGAAATAGCTATTGAGGAAGAAGGACTTGCAAAGGAGATGATTAAGAATATCCGTCCGTCTATTTCAACGGCAGGTGGGCGCAGGACAGGATTTATCGTGATGACCGGGACTTCGGGTAAGAAAGACGACAAGGGCAAGGCTACCGTAAACAACCTAAAGGACATGGAGGACTTTATGTACTCCCCTGAAAAGAATAAACTGTTAAGTCGGGAGAATGTCTTTGATAAGAAAATTGACGGAGAAGAAAAGAAGAAGATAGCCTGTTTCATTCCTGCATGGAAATTCCGTATCATGGACGAAAACGGCAACTCCCTTAAACAAGAGTCTATCGAGAATTGGGAAAAAGAATTAAACCTTTTATCTAAACAGGAACAGGCGGCACACAAACAGGTAGAGCCAATGGAAACTACCGATATGTTCAACATCATCCCCGGTGGCTTCTTTGGTGACTACATATCAGACAAATGTAATAGGGCAAGGTCAATAATAATCACTCATCGTTATAAACAAGAGATTGAAAGAGGGTTTTTAGATTATATAAATCCTCGTAATCCGATGGCAGGGGTGACGTGGCGACCTGACAAGGAAGAAGGTGACATTTTTATCATAGCAGGTGAGCACCCACGTCAAAGAGAGATAATCGTTCCGGGCAGGGGTAAGACTTACGAACCTATTGAAAACCTCTACCTACAAGGCACGGACTCTATTGACGTGACGGAAGCTAAGACATCTTCATCTAAACTATGCTCATTAATTTTTAAACAGGTAGACAAGACTAAAAGTATCAACAGTCCCGAAATGGGCATTATGAATAATTTTGTTGCGGGATATATCGGCAGACCAACAGAATCTCAGGGAGGAGTAGATAAGGCTTTTGAAAATGCAGCGAAGTTATCTATCTACTACCGTGTGCGGAATATGATCGAATACACCAAAATACTTATCATAAAATATTATGAAGATAACGGGTTAGAAGGATTCTTAGCACCTTTGCCGGAACTCGTCATAGCGTCTAACATTGACCGTTCACAGGTAAGCAACAAGTATGGTATGCCGTCATCCCTCATAGGTCACATGCTCACCAAACTAAGGGATTGGCTGTTAGTTGACGGAAATATCGAAGGCATACCTTTTGAGTTTATGTTAAAGGCTTTCTCAGAGTTCAGAAGGGATAAGCATTACAACTGTGATATTACGATGGCAGCAGTGTCGGTGATGGCACAGTTAGAGGAATACATGTTTGAAAATCAAATACAGGAAGCAGTAAATAATCAACCGCAGTACCAATTCAGGGGATTTAAGACAGTAGGCGGTAAACTACAAGAAATATATTCTTAACTCGTGACGAGATGACAACTTATGTTAACTTAAATGTTGAATCACAGACCGAAGGCGGTCGATTAAATATATTACGCAACCTTGCAACAACAACAAGTTCTATTGACTGGTCGGTAGATAGAAAGTGTTGGCAGATGTATAATAACTACATTGACACCAGCGAGTTTGATTATCTTACCAAGGTGGGCGAACAAGACCTTCCTGCCCGTTTCGTTCATTATCCTGCTCAACGGCAAAAGATCAATTTCCTTGTAGGTCGGCAACTTGACCGAACATTCCAGTTCTCTGTGTCGGCAGTAGATAAAAGTTCTCTAAAAGACAAAAGAGAAAAGCGTATTAAGTTCATGGTTGACGAGTATATCACTCGTTTTCGGTCTATGTATAACCAAGTAGACAGCCAATTACAAGAGATACTCGAAAAGAAAAAAGAGATAGAACAGTCTGTTCAGCAGAAGCCTGAAAACGAAGAACAGCAACAGGCGATGATACAGGCTAAGAAATCCTTACCACAGGTCGAAGCACAAATCGAAACTATCAGACAGTCGTTACAGGATACACAGGTGTTCACAATGGAGAACATCAAAAAACTCGAAAACTTACAACGCTATACTAATCAGGACTACGTAGAGATAACAGCACAGAAGGCTTTAAAGGCTTATATTCAGAAATTAAATATCAAGCAAAAGGGTGTTCAGGAGTTCACCGCAGGACTCGTTACGGGCAAAGAGAGGTTTTATGTTGATTACCGTCATGGTGACAAATACCCCATTTACCGTGCCTTACAAGGTCATAACGTATTCTATCAGGCTGCCGATGATGTCGATTGGATTGAGGATTTAGACTGGGCAGGGTTTGAAGAATATATGGCAGGGCAGGACGTAATCTTAGAATGGGGACTGACAGGTGCAGAGAAAGAAACTATCGAGAACTTCTCCGGTGGTAACTCGGCAATACGTAATGATGCAGGGCCGTTTGTGACAGACGAAAAAGGTCATGTTGTTGACGGTGGAAGATATTTTGTGTCGTCAGGTTCTATCAATCAGGGTTCAGGAATAAACGTAAAAAGGGTTTGGTGGGTTGCTGAACGTCAGGTGAAAGCCATAGTGTCGCCAAATAAACATAGATTAGGCAGTTATCATTATAACTTCATCGGGGCTAATGACAGGGCTAAAACGATAATAGATAAAAAGGATTATCACTATCAGTATGCTCGTGGCGAAGACGGTAAGAAGATAAGCAAATGGATATTAGACGCAAAACCTGAAAACACACATCTGGCTAAAGAATATGACGATAAGGATGTGAGGGTGATGGATAGTACAGGCGGTGATGAAGTGGTAGTGCGTTACATGTATGACCGTTACAAGGGTGCAATCATAAATAACGAAATCTTTAAAGCCTATAAAGACCCTATCCAGCCAAGGTCGGTAGATAACTATTCCAAGACCAAACTTCCGATCATAGGTGCTACCTTTAATAATATGACTAATCAACCTTATTCTCTTATCTGGGCAACCAAAGAGTTACAGAGGATGATTGACGTAGTATCATGGCATAAAGAACTTATGTTAGCCTTGTCAGGTACTAAATCCTTACTCTACGATATTACGATGAAGCCGATAGGTCAGTCAGACAGGGAGTTTAGGTATAATAAGAAGTTAGGCGATGTTCAGGTTCAGACCCGTAAGCCCGGAGTAGGCAATGTACCATCGAACTTCAACCAGTGGCAGGTACTCGACCTTTCACTTTCAGATTCAATACAATACCTCGACAAACTAATAGATAATTTGGATTCCCAACTTGGGTTACTCATGGGCGTGACTCGTCCTTCAATGGGTCAAATATCGAAAGACGACCAAGTAGGAACCTTCCAGATGTCACAACAGAGTGTAATGCTCGTAACAGAGGTGCTCTATGCTAAACATGATGAAGTAGAACGCAGGGCATTGTCTATGCTTATGAATCTTGCTAAACAATATATCTGGACTAAAGATACGATAATGTCCTATGTGGA